CGATAATCATGACATCTGAACTTAACATCTCTGGGATAACAATAAATGAGCAGGAAGCTCTAAGTGCAAACAAGGCAGTATTCACAAAATCTCTTATGAAGCCTGAGCTGAAAAAGGTTCATACGGTTGCTACTGGCATCCAGATGAAAACCCAAATACCCATTTATGGGAGATTTGATCTTATAGGTCAAAAATCACTCGGCTCCTGTAATGTGAATGCCGAGACAGTTGCATCCGTTGCATCTGAGAAATGGTGGGACCCGGCACTTATTAGTACCAGGCTTTTCCATTGCCAGGAAGATATTGATCAGCTTTTCAAGATGTGGAAACGCAATCCTGATGCGCTGAAAACATGGGATACCGTAGATCCCGGTCAGGATGAATTTCTTGTCGATCTCACTACTGATGCCCTTTTTAACGCGATACTAAGAATTACATCTTTTGGTGATACCAGTGAAGATGTCATAGGATCGGGCGGGAACCTTACCGCTGGGACGGATAAACTTTATTTTACCATGATCGATGGACTATGGAATCAGTTGATTGCGGCTGTTGCTGATAGCAAAACATCGAGATATACAATTAATGAGAATGGAGCAGCTACATACGCTGCACAGGATAGCCTTGCTTCTGACCGGGCCTTGCATGTTTTCAGAAATCTTTATGAAAGCATAGATACCAGGGCATTTCGTGACGGGAATCTTGTATTTCAAATTACCAATAGCCTTCTTTTGAACTGGCAAGCTTATCTTGAAGATAAATCCCTGGCTTTTACCCTTGACCGGACAGAAAAGGGAGCGACTTTATATAATTATAGGGGAGTACCAATCATTCCCAGGTACGATTGGTCAAACAATATAAAGTCATATTTCGATACAGGGACGGCATTGTATCTTCCACACAGGGCTTTACTTGGACCTATTTTTAATATACCAATCGGCACAAGTGATGAAGGAAATTTCACCGATTTTAACATGTGGTATAGTAAAGATGATAAGAAGCTATATACAGAAATTGCCTTTTACATCGACTGTAAATTTGTTGAAGATCACATGGGCGCAGTAGCTTATTAAGAATCATTTTAAATAACAAAAAGTGGGGTGTTTATCAGCCATAACCCAGGTAATTGCGAATAGTTGCACGAATGTTCCATCCGCAGGACTCGAAGTAAAAGGATGGATTATAAACCGTGCTGATGTTACATGGACCATTGATGGGTCAAATGTGGTGTTACTTACAGCAGCCACAATGGCAGGGGCAACTGTTGCCTATCCTATCACGGCTGTTAAAAAGGAAATGAATGCCGGTTTTGATGGGGTATTTGCCGATAACCTGCCCGATCTTTATTCTCACAATGTTTCTTTCCAGCCTTACGAACGCGAAGCAGCTGATATCCTGGCCCTGGATTCTATTGATGATCTTGTGGTTGTACTTGAACTGAAGGGACCTAAAACAACAGGATGCTTTATTGTCCTGGGATATGAAACCGGTCTGCACCTTGTATCAATGTCTTATAGTGCGAATGACAATAATGGCATCCCTACTTATGAGTTTGCAACAAAAGAGGGACAGGGCGAAAAATATAGCAAATATGTATTTTGGGATACCGATTATGATACTACAAAGGCCGCCCTTGTGACCCTACAAACTTAAAATATGAGTTGTCTAACAAAAATATCAGCAGTAATAACCAACATTTGCACAAGTGTTCCGGCAAAGGGGCTTTGTGTTAAGGGATGGATATTTAATCGTGCCGATATTACCTGGACCGGTGGATCGGGGACACCCCTTGTTACTGCCGGGGCCAATGCCCTGACAAAGCAGGCATGGTCTATTACTGCCGTAAAACACGAGATGAATGCAGGGGCTGAAGCCGTTGTAGCTGATAATCTGCCGGGACTGTTTATCCACAGGGTGACTATACAACCATATGAGCGCGATGAGGATGCAATAAAGAATATTGATAACATGTCAGATGTTGTCATTGTTCTGGAACTGGAAGGCGGGGAGAAAGTTGCGGATCTGTACACCGAAGGGAAATTTATTCTTCTAGGGTTCGGATCAGGATTGCATAAAGTTTCGGCAACATGGAAGGCACTGGATAATCATGGTATCCCGATTTATGAGTTTGCTACCCGCGAAGGTGAAGAGGAAAAATATTCAAGGTATGTTTTCTGGCCTGCAACCGATACTTATGCTGCTGCTGCCGCTGCCCTTCTGGCCCTTGAAACGCCTGGGGAATAATGGACGAACTGGACAAATTACTCTCGCATTCATTTGAGGATATTGTAAATGACAGGGTTCTTTTGAGGGAGTTATTCAGGTTAGCTGAAAATTTATTACATTTACCGTATAAAACATGTCCGGGAACTCATCGCAAATATTATGAAAAGCTGAAAACGATAAAAAATAAACCAATGAAACAGAAAAGCTACCTTGACAAAAAATATATCCTGAAGCCCGGAAAGGTTTTGTATTATAATCACCAGCATTATAACAATGATACTTTGACGGATAAGATGGCAGCAAATGCCATTAAGAAATTTCCGGCCCTTGTTGGTGCTTTCCTCAGTGAAAAAGAAAGGGCAATCTTAGAAGCAAAGGCAGCAGCCAAGCATAATGTCGCCGAGGCTGAAAATAACCTTGCTGATGAGCAATTTGAAAATCAGATCATTGCTTTGCTCGATGCCGAGAAATTCGATGAGGCAAGAGAATTGGCCGGGAAATTGCTTGTTGAAGAAACCCGCGAAGCAGCCTTGGAAGCGATTGATGCAGGGGAAGAAAAACTAAAGGAAGCAGCAAGGGTGGCGGAGGAAAAACTTGCTGATGAGAAAGCCAAAACAGAGCAGGAAGCCAGGGACAAAAAAGCCGAGGCTAAAAAAGTTGAAGCCGAAAAGAAAAAAAGGACAGCAGCTGAAAAGAAAAAAGAAGCGGAGAAAAATCAAGGCAATCCTATCACTTGAAGAAAATTGAGCAATGCTAAATAATGAGTCACCGAAGGATAATACTTGGAGATTTACCGGAACCGTTCAAGGTTATCCGGCGAGAACGCGAAGGAATTGAAAAATACGATATCGACAACGCCTATCCTAATCGTATGGAGAGGCTTATTAACGGGTCCGTAACTGCGAAATCATCCGCACGTATGTTGTCCCGTTTTTTAATCGGTAAAGGGTTTCAGGATCCGGACCTGAATAAAGTTGTTATCGGACATGATCGCTACAAACGTCCTATATCTGCTTTTAAGCTACTCAGGCAGATCGCCGTATCAACAGCCTATTATTCCGGGTATTATGTGCGGGCGCAATTTGATGGTAATATGAATGTTACCGGATTACTACACGAAGATTTTAAAAACTGCCGCTTTGGTCTCAAAAATTCTCAGGACTATTCTGATCATATTGTCGTTTACAATAATTGGGATAATTCAAAGAGTCAGAAAATAAATAAAAAAGATTATATCTGCGTTCCCGTTTGGAATATGAATGAGGCTGTTATTAAATATCAGATCGAAAAGGCCAAAGGGATAAAAAATTATAAAGGGCAGATGTTTTTTAATTTTCTCGATGAATTATATATCTATCCAATATCGCCCATTGATCCGGTTCATTATGATGCCGATACCGAACATGAGATATCTATGTTCAAAAATGGTGAATTGCGCCGGGGATTCTTTATGAAAAATATTATTCATCATAATCAATTTGAGAGCCAGAAGGACGCTGATGATTTTAAGGATGCTATTTTAAATTTCCAGGGTGGTGGGCACAAGTATTCATTCATGGTCCTGGAAGGTACATTCGATGATGATGGCAATCTGAAAGAAGGGGAAAATATTAAGGTTGAGAAAATTGAACAGAATGTCAATGATAAGATTTTTGAGACTTATGAAAAGTCATGTATCAATAATATCCGCAAGGCTTATAATGCCATACCTCAGATGCTCATCGATCACGAAGATGGCAAACTAGGGACCACTTCGGGCGAAGCACTATTCCAGGCTTCGGAGTTTTATAATCAAATGACCGGAGAATTGAGGGTATCTATTTCGGAATCTTTTAAGGAAATGTTTACAAGATGGGTAAAGCCTGACCTGAGAGAAAAGGAATGGGTAATTGAACCTACTGTGCTGGGAACAAAAAGCAAGGAGGGACCCATGATGCTGGAATTAACAAAAAAGACAGATAATGGCTGATCTATTATGGACATACGCGAATCAACTGACTATTAAACCGATATCTGCAAACTACGGACAGACGAAATTTGAACAGATTATGTTAGAAGTGCAGGTCGAGGATCTGCAAAAGCTATTAGGATTTGATTTTTATCAGGATCTTATACAGAATCCTACCGATACCTGGAATAAAAAACTACTCGATGGAGGTACTTATACCTATAATTCGGTAACTTACTTCTATGAGGGGCTTAAATATGTACTTGCATATTTCGCCTATGCCCGATATGTCCGCGTTTCAAGCAAAAAGGATACGGCAACGGGATTCGTAAGCAAGCAATTTGAGGATTCAAGACAGATAAATGACGGTGATGAGTCTAATCTGCATAAGGATTTCCGTAAAATAGCCTTCAAATATTGGGAAGAGTGCCAGAAATTCCTTAGTGCGAACAGTTCGGAATTCCCTTATTACTATGC